GTGAGCTCAAGGACGCGTGCTCCTTTTTTGTGCAATCGGCAAAAAGTCCCCATTGTAGACAAGACAAGTAGGGTATTGACGGCAGATATTGCCGAGGTCTACTACTGCACGCGTGGCAAATCAGAATAAACGGGCATCGTACAGCCAAGTCGCCAAACATTTTGGCGTAAATCCATCTGCGGTGCAGTTTTGGGAAAAAAAGGGATTTGATCGGGACTGGCCTACAGAGCAGCAGGAAGCATGGCGGAAAGCCTACACTGCGGACAGAGTTGTAGAACCTCCGCTCGCAAAGCCGAAGAGTAACGCTACAAAACCGGCAAAGACTGCCGAGCCGGTGCTCGATTACAAAGAGGCCCGCACCCAAAAGCTGGCGAAAGAGATCGAGCGCCTTTCGATCATCATCGCCCGCGAAAAAGGCGAACTGGTGCCCGTGGACGAAGTGCGCGAAACCGCGACGCGGGTCGTCAGCGTCTGGTGCTCTGAACTCGACGCACTGGTGGGCGATCTACCGGGCCAACTGGCCGGGCTCACCGAAGCCGACATCCAGCCGCGCCTACGATCGCGCATCGAACTGCTCAAAGCCAACGCTCGGCAATCGGTGGAAACGCTATGAATCCCTTTGCCGAAGGTGCCCGCGCCGGTGTCCGCCTCGCCTACGCCGGTGACCCGCTCGACTGGCTGGAGGCCAACGTCCGATTCCCGCACAGTTCCCGCTCGACTCATTTTGACCGCAGCACCGCGCCGTGGTGGAACGCAGTCATCCACGACTTTGCCGACCCGACGTGCAGACAGACCTTTGTCCAAGCGTGCACAGGGGCTGGCAAATCGACCGCACTGGAGGCACTCGTCTGCTGGGCAGTCGCTCAACAACCTGGGCCGATGCTCTCGATCACGCAGACCGATCAGACATCTGCCGAGTGGATGGCTACGCGGCTGATGCCGGTGCTCAACGCGTGCGACCCATTGCGCGAATTGATGCCAAATAACCGGCATTTCATTAAGAAGGACGGCATCTATTTCGCGCACATGCCGCTGATGCTGGGGGGCGCAAACTCCAGCAACGCTCAGGAAAAGTCCGTGCAGGCACTGTTCCTCGATGAATGCTGGCAATACAGCGACCTGATCACCCAGTTCAAGAAGAGGCTCCACGACCGTTGGAACGGCTACGCGCTGCTGACAAGCCAGAGCTTTGAGGAGCCGCACCAACTCAGCGAGGAATGGCGCTCTGGGGAGGAGTTTATCTGGTGTCACCGGTGCCCCGGCTGCGAGGCGTGGGTGAAGCCGGAGTGGGTCGACATAAAATACGACGAGGCCAAAAACGCAAACGGCGAGTGGAACTGGGGCGAGCTAGTGAAGTCCGTCCGGCACGAATGCCCGCACTGTCAGCACGTCACACCTGACACGATGGCCGCACGGCGGGCGCTGACCCAGCGCAGCGAGTGGAGATCCGAAGGAAATGACCATGTGGACGGCTACCGCTCACGGCGTGTGTCCGCCCAGTCCGTTTACTGGATCCGCTGGAGTGACCTCGTGATTCAGTGGTGCCAGGCTTCTGACGCGCGGCATCTCGGGGTGCTGCAACCCACTAAAGACTTCCGAATGCAGCGGCTCGCGCAGCCTTGGAAACTGGAGGAGGAACTGCCTGCGCTCGAACTCGAGGCCGCAGAATATTTCGTGAATGAATGGCAGGACGGGCGCGCGATGCCGGAGGAGTTTGCCCGCGTGATGACCGTGGATTGCCAACAGGACCATTACTGGGGCATCGTGCGGGTGTGGCTCAAAAACGGTCACTCTCGGCTGTTGTGGGCGGGCAAAATCCTGACGGTGGACCAGCTCCGCGAGATTCAGGTCCGGCTGAAGGTGCCCGACAAGCGGTGCCTATTGGATGCCGGGAACTCGTTTCACGGGCGCGTTTACGACACCTGCGCAAAATACGGGTGGACCGCGCTCATCGGGCGCGCTGAGGATTTCTTTACCGTGCGCGGCAGCGACGGGAAACCCATCCGCCGTTATTACAGCGCCCCGGACCGCGTGGTGGCGCCGACGACGCGGGACGCTGCGGGGAAGCGAGTGTTCGTGACCTTTTTCTATTGGGCGTCCGATCCGGTGAAAGACATTCTCGCAAATTTGAGAAACACGGGCTCCCCGGTGTGGGAGTTTCCGCAGGATGCGCCGCCCGAGTATGTGCGGCACCTCAACAGCGAGCGCAAACGGGCAACGGTGGACAAGCGCACAAAGAAAACCCGCCTCCGTTGGACGGCGACAGGGCGCCCGAACCATATGTGGGATGCCGAAGCCATGAACGTGCTCGCCGCGCAGATTTTGGGCGCACTGCCCGACATGGTGTCCACCGCGCCGGAGGTTGACGAGCCGCCCGCGACAGGGTAACGTGCAGGCTCAACCCTAACCCGACGGTGTGCGACTGGCGGGAACGGAAGGCGACCCCGGCTGCCGTGTGGCATGTCCGGGGTTTTTCTTGTCCCGGTGCCGGTGTGTAGATGGCTCCAGACCAACGGTTACTCTTGCAGGTGTTTCTCACGCGCGACGTGGCCGAGCTTCGCGCCATCATCAATTCCAAATTTGATTTGACGCTGGCGGGCAAGTCCACGCTGGTATCTTCGTCCATCGACGGGGCCGCATTCCAGTTCAACGTGGGCGGGACGCTCAGTCCGCTGGACGTGCTAATGCTGGCGCAGCAGGCACTTAACTACAAGGCGGCAGGCATCAACGGGCCGGTGCGCAGGACGCAAGCCTACTTTATATGAGCCTTTTCGACCGTTTCAAAAACCTGTTGGGAATCGCAACTCCCAAGGTGGGCGCAAATTACGCAGCGTACAGACGCCAACGCCTTGTGGAGGGCGGCGTGTGGGGCGAGCCTTTTTGGAGGAATCACACGCAGAGCATTTCCCGCGAACTGACCGTTGGCGAGTGGCGCACGGTGAACAGTGCGGCGAGAAAACTCTACTGGAACACGGGCGTTGTGAACGCCGCGATCGACCAGAAATCCATGCTGACTGTCGGGATGGCAATGCGCCCGATCTTTACCGGCGCTGATCGCGAGTGGGGCAAGCAGGCCGAGGCGGTGCTGCTCGACTGGATGCAGATTGCTTACCTCGACGGCAAAAGCTGGTGGGAAGGGCTGCGGCTCGAGTCCGTCGCCATCGACCGTGAAGGCGACCTGCTCACGATCCTGACCACGACCGCAACCGGCTATCCGCAACTCCAGCAGGTGCCCTGGCATCAAATCGGAAGCCGTGGAGACGACGGCGTCTTGACTGATGGCCGGTATCGGGGGCTCAAGATTTACAACGGGGTGATCCTTTCCAAAACCAACAGGGCAGTGGCTTACCGCGTGCTAGGGGAGGCTCAGGATGGCAGCGAAGACCGCGACGTGCCGGTCCAGTCGGCAATGCTCACGATGGATCCGCGCGAAGTGGACCAGGTGCGCGGCATTAGTGCATTTGCGCCTGCGATCCGGGATTTGATTTCCCTCAAGGATCTTGGCGACGACATCCAAGCGGCGTCCCGGATGGCTGCGAAAATTGGGCTGCTCGTGACCAACCAACAGGGGATGGCCGACGCTAGCGACGCCTACAACGCACTGACGGACGTCACGCCGCCCGGCTGCGGCTCGCAACTGCGACTCACACCAATGGCGGGCGGGCGCATTGAGTACCTGACCGCTAACGCTGGCGAGTCTATCACCCAACTGGACGCCAAGATCCCAACGGAAGCTCAGGACCGCCTACAGGAGCGACTCATCCGCAACGCGCTGCTGGCCGCTCAATGGCCGCCGGAGTTCGGGTGGGACATGAGCCGACTGGGGGGCGCAAGTGCCCGGATCATTCTTGAGCAAGTCAACCGCGTGACATCCGAGCGACACGCCTACCTGTCGGCATTTTGCAAGCGCCGGTGCGCCTTTGCCGTGGCTCGCTTCGTGGAGTTGGGCATCCTCCCGCCCTACACTGGACCCGACGCTAACCGCGGTGGCGCCTACCAGTTCCGTTTTACCGAACCCGCGAGACTCACCGCGGATTCCGGCTACGCCAACCGCGACGCCATTGACGCCTACCGCGCTGGGATGCGGAGCATGACCGACATCCTTGCCAGCGGATCCAAAACGCTCGAGGAACACCTGGACGAAGTCGAACGCGAGGAACTCGAGATCAAAAAACGCGTGGACCGCTCAGGGCTGACTCGCGACGTTTTCGGGCTTCTGACCCCCAACGGCAACCCAGCCACAACCGCACCCACCGAATGAAATTTCAGCGCGTCATCGAACAGGTTTTCTACCGTCCCTGGCTCATCACGCCGGGCGGTTACGCTGCCGTCCGCAAGCTGGTGGAGGGCCGCGTGCTGCGTGCCAACGGCGAAGGGTATGAGATGCTCGACGGCATGACATCCAAGCGGGAGGAAATGGAAATCGACGGGCAGGGCATTGCGCACATCTCTATCGAAGGCACGCTGGCCAAGGGTATCTCGCCAATCGAAGCGTGCTGCGGCGCGTGGGACTACGAGTGGATCACCGAAGACATTGAGGACGCCATCGAAGCCAACGTGCGCGGGATCATGCTCGAGATCAACTCGCCCGGGGGCAACTGCACCGGTTGCTCTGAGGTGGTGGACATGATCCAAGGGCTCACGGTTCCAATTGTGGCTTACTCCGACGACACCGCCTGCTCGGCTGCGTACAACATCGCCGTGAGTTGCGACAAGGTCATCGGTTCTGTGGGCAGCACCTGGGGCAGCATCGGGACAATTATTCCCTGGCTCGACCAGTCGGCAGCATACGAAGCCGAGGGCTTGCGGTGGGATCCGATCACGTCGGGGCCACTGAAGGGCGCCGGGATGGGGCCGTCACTCACACCGGCGCAGCGCGCGAGCCTGCAGCAGCTGGTCGACGATAGCTTCGCGCAGTTCCGCGACAACGTCCTCCGCAACCGGCGCGTGGCCGACGAATACATGACCGGCGCCGCTTATCTCGCGCCGCGGGCGAGGATGGGCAATCTCATCGACGCAGTGGGTACAGAAGAGCTTGCATATTCTGAACTGTTGCGTATGGTGGGCGTGTAGTTGTTCATTTGGTTTGTTGTTTCCTGCCCCGCCGGGCTGTCTCTCCCGGCGGGGTTTTTCTTGTCCGGACGCGCAGGGGTATATGGATCTTCCATCAACCCTGACCGACGCGCTCTCCGAGCTGACCGCCGCACGTGCGGATCTCGCCGCGCTAAACGCACTGGGCGCTGAGCAACAGGCGCTGGTGGCTCAATTTGACGCACTCAAGGCCCGCAGCGCGGAATTGTCCGCCGCCCTTGACCTTGCCAACGCTAACAACCGCGACCTTGCCGCCGCTCTCGACGCCGTGAAGGCTGCCGAGGCTGACGCCTCCGCAAAGGCCAACGCAATCGTCGCCAGCCTGGGCGTGCAGCCCGTGGCAATTCAGCCGGAAGCGGCTACCGCACCCAAGTCGAAAGACGAACTGTGGGCGCACTACCAGACTTTGGGCTTCGTCGAGCGCAACGCGTTCTTCGCGGCGAACAAAGACAGAATGAAGCTCAACTCCTAACCTCTACTGACTCAATCATATGGCACTCAACGGTGTTTTTCTCGCTCAGATCGCGCAGCAGTCGCTGCCGTTCCTCACCAACGCTTTCGCTCCCCTGCGTGGCATCACCACTGACTTTTCGACTGACGTTGCGTCCGCTGGACAGTCTGTGACGACTCGTTTCGCTACGGTTCCGTCCGTAGTTGACATCACTTCCGCAGGCTACGCTCCCGTAGCTGGCGACACGACCGCTCGGACGATCACTCTCGACCAGCACCAAGGCGTGACGCTCGGGTTCACCGACATTGAGGTGCTTCAAAGCTCCATCAACTTCGAGCGCCTTTTCCTCGCACCTATGGTGCAAGCTTTGGGCGCCAAGGTGTTCGGTGACATCTGGAACTTGGTGACCGCTGCGAACTTTGCGCAAACTCCGCTTTCCTCGAGCGCAGCCAACTTTGACCGCTCCGACGTTATTGACCTCGCGCAGCAGTTGACCAGCTCCGCGAAGGCTCCCAAGTTTGGCCGCGCGATGATCCTCAATCCAGCCTACTACGGCTCGGTTCTGAAGACCTTCATCTCTGCGGAAATCCCGACCATCACGGAATTCAAGGCCAACAACACGGTGCCCCGTGTCAGTGGCTTTGAAGTTTACGAGTCCGACCTCTGTGACGCCAACGGCGAAGCGCTGGCCGGTTTTGCGATGCACTCGAGCGCGCTTATTATGGCCGCCCGCCGTGTTAACCCGGAAGCGGCGTTGCAAGATTCGATTGAGATTGCCGAAGTGGTGGTGCCTGAATTGGGACTTCCGGTCACTTTTCGCCGCTTCTACTCAAGGGAAAGCGGAAAAACCGTAATTTCTTGCTCGGTTATTTACGGAGTCGCAAAAGGAACCAACATGGGCGTCCGCATCGTCACTCCCTAACGACTGACCCTCCAAAGAGCCGGGGCTCCCTTCACCGGGGGGCTCCGGCTTTTCACCGAATATCCCAAAATGAAAATCTCTCTCGTCCTTGAGGACATCGGCGCAGGCCCGCAAATCATTTTTTCGACTGGCTCTCCAGACGAAGCGCGCCGTTTTTACAAGGCGCACAACGGCGCAGGCCGGATCTACCTGGTTTGCAACCCGACCCCCGAAGGAGTGAAGCTCAACAAGCTGCCGGTGGAGTTGCCAAAGCCTGTGTCCCGCCGCAAGGCTGAACCGGCGCTGATCTAATGAGCGAGTGGACCGCCATCACCGAAAACGCAATGATCCAGGCACTGGATTACATGCAGGCTGACAGCGTGACCTACGCGGGCGTGACGGTGTTTTCTGTGGCCGCCGAAAAAACAAGCGACATTCTGGCCGCGGGCGGGTTTGAGCAGCACTTTGCGGGCTTTGTGCGATTGCTAAAAACGGGCTTTCCTGAGCCGGTGAAGGGCGCCAAATTAACAGTTAACGGGACAGAGCGGCGCATCACGAGCTGGGACGAGGATCCCATTTCGTGGAAAATCTACTTGGAGGACGTCACGCGATGACCGACGGCGCTTTCTCCGCAGCGGTGCAGTCCGCGCTTTCTTTGGCGCTTCCGGGCGTCTACGTGGGCGAGCCGCAGGACGATCAGCCAATCCCTGCGCGCGCCGTGCTGATGGAGTTGCAAACTGACGTTGTCGTTGGCAGTCCGTTGCAACGCGGCACGCTGACGCTGAACGCAGTCAGCCAGGCAGATGACTACACGCGGGCGCAGCACGCGGAATTCGTCGCCGACGTGGACGACGCGATGCGAAACGTCTCGATCAGTTCCGCGGTGGTGCAACTTTACGGCGTAGTCGCACAATCAACGGACAACCTTCGCGAGGAACGCCACTGGCGGACTTCGATGCCTTACACCGTGGGCTTTGGCCCAACAACCTAACACCACCATGCCTGTATCATTTGGAGCAGTCACATTTGGACTCACCGCCCCAAGCGGTTACTTGCAAGAGTCGTCGCAAGAAACCGTCGTGGAACTTGTCACCATCCGGGACGCCGACGGGCAAACGGTGGTGTCACAAGCAAAGCCGCGCAGCACGACCACGACGACCGTCAAAACCAAGGGCGAGGCTGACTTGCTTGCAGTGCCTGAGGGCGCTTTTACGGGCGCGAAACTGACCAGCTCAAAAGTCTCGGAAACCAACGACGACTTCGCCACCGCCGAAGCAACCTACACCCTTTTCGCATAATATGGCCGACTTTGGAATTACTCTCATCGCCCCGTCCGGCTCAATCGTTGAAAGCCTGGACATCGAAATGAAGGCTGAATTCAAGCAACTCATCAACAGCGCCGGGCAGCATTCTGAGGCGCGCACTTTTGACACGTCGTACACCGTCAGCGTGAAGGGCAAGGGCGACACCTGCCCGTTTACCGCAGGAAACCAAGCGGGGATCCCTGCTGCAACCACCGGCAAGGGGATTTGGACCAACGTGTCTCTAGACTCTAAAAACGACGACTTCCGCGGATGGTCCGCGACGGCGACCGTTTACACCAACGCAGCTTAACAACACATCATGCGCCTCCGATTATTAGAGGACCACGAACAGCCGGGAAAAAGCTTCAACACTGACCTGATCGCCGCTTGGATCACTTCCGGCGGCGCTTTGGTTAAGCGTGGAGGCTTTCAACAGTTCACTGACCAGGACGGCAAGCTACACGTCCGGTGGATAGTCAACTGCGACGTGCATGCCAAAATTGACGGCGCGAATATCGAGTTCGACGAGTTCCGCAAGCGCTTTGAAGACCTCGAGTGGTGCAAAGCGCATCCGGATTCAGATATCAGCTGGATGCGGGCATTCCGGGACAACAGCCGCGACCTAAAGCGGTTTGCCAAGTCCGCCGCCGTCGGCATCGCCCGCGGCAACGCGCGAACCTTTGGTGTCGTTTATCCGGACTCACCGGAGTGGCTGAAACAGGAGTTCCAAGCGCGCTTTGTATGAGTCCATTTTTTCTCAAACCGACACAAGTGGGGCCGCTGGAACTGAGGCCGTGGACGTTGACGACGCAGATGGCCATTGCTGAGCTGGACCTCGGCAAACTGTCAGACCAAGAACAGGTGATCGCCTGCGCGTGGCTGCAGTGCCGCGAGCCGGAGGAGGTGGAGCAGTCAATCAGCGACGGCACAGCGCTGGCGGCAATCAAGGCGTTCACTCGGGCGTTTCCGCTAGCGCTGGCAAAACCGGTCGCTGAATGGTGCCGAGCACAGGCCGAAGCCGTCGAGACGGGGCGCGTGGAAGTGCTGCCGCAACCCGGCGCAACGAGGGAGGACGCGCCAAAAAACTGACAGCGCCAGGCTGGGAGGAGTCTTTCCTTCTGGTGCTGGCGCGCGAAACGGGATGGACGCAAGACCACATTCAACGCCGGGCGCCACTGGCGCAGTTGCTCCGAGTCTATCACGCGGCAATCTGGGGCAACGGGGCGTGGACTATCCGGCGCACGCAAAAACCGCTGGAAAGCCTGTTTCCGGCGCAGGAACAGCAGGAGGAGGACGATGAGTGACGGCATACGCTGGGATTACGATTCAGCGCAGGCGCGTTTCATTCAGGAACTGCAGCGCGTTATGGCAACATCGCGTCGCGCTTCGCGCGAAGTCGTAAAACGCAACTTCAAAGGCGTGCTGCGCTTATTGTTTGCTGTGACTCCGCCGATGGGGGGGCGCCGCGGTTCAATTCGCATTGGGCAGGATGGACAACCGACCGGGCGAGTGGATTTTGCTGCTGGCAAAAAACAGGGACAGAACGCAATTTTGGCAGACCTCGCACGCGCCTTTCAGCCGATCCCGGCGCGATACAGGGCAACAGCAGCGCGCTCTGGCGGGTGGGAGCAGATTGCGCGCATTTTTGGCGCGCGCGTGACCCGCGACGTGCTCGAGCAATCGCCGGAGCAGTTGTTGGCCTGGTACAAATCAAAACGCAACAGCAAGCGCCGCATTCGAGGCCGCCCGCGGCTGCCAGCGTGGAGCACCAGCATTGCCTACGTGCGCCGAAAACTATTGGAAGAGCAAGGGCTGACGGCATCGGGCTGGCTGGCCGGTGCAAACCGATTTGGCGTTGGTGGACTTCCCAAATGGATTACTAGACACGGGAACCGCGTACCTGGGGCCGTAGAAATTCGCGACACCGAAACGGAACTCAAGTACCTCGTCAAAAACAACACCGACCACACTGACTCCGGCAACATTCAACAAAAGCTCTCGGTGGCATTAACAATGCAGGCAAACGCAATGGCACGAAGCACCGCCGATTTCCTAAACCGCCAACGCACCCGCTAAAATGATTTTTGCCTCTCTCGGGCTCGACTGGGCCAACTTTCAACGCGGAATTAACGGCGCAATGGCATCAACGCGACAGCTCGGCGGCGCCATGCAACAGAGCATGGCTGGAGGCGTAGCTGCTGGAATTTTGCAAGCCGGAGCGCAGCTGCTGAGCCTGCAGGCCGTGATGAAGGCCGTGACGTTTGCCGCTGACGGGCTTCGCGACGCGCTTCAACTGGGGGACGACCTGGTTGACCTCAACGCGCAGACAGGTGTCGCCATCGATAAGCTGATGGAACTGCAGCTGGCATTCGACCTCAACGGCATGAAAGCCGAGCAGCTGCAGCCGGTGATTGCCAAGTTACAGCGTTCGATTGCGGACGCTGCCAGTGGAAGCGATGAGGCTGCGCTGAAGTTTGCGCGGATGGGAATTAGCATTGCTGACATTCAAGGGCTCACCGCAGACGAGCAACTGCAGCGCGTAGGGGCGGCAATCAGCGCGATCCAAAACCCAGCGGCACGGTCCGCTGCGGCTATGGACATTTTCGGCAAGTCCGGCGCCAAGCTGCTTTCGGTATTTGCCGCTGGCGGCATGGACGAGGTGCGCGCAATCCTTGGCACTCAAAGCGCAATGCTGCTGGAAAACGCGGGAGTTTTCGGCCGAGCCAGCGACATCCTCGGGCTTGCCGGGAACAAAGTGCGCGGGTTTTTTGTGGGCATTGCTTCCGAAATCGTCCCTCAATTAATGGAAGTCATCGACGCCAGTGCAAAGCTGGACTTTAGCGGCGTTGGCAGAGAAATCGGCAGTGCCTTTGGGACCGCTTTGGTGATTGCTGAACAAATATACGACGCGATCACGTCCGCCGGGGCAATGATGCTCAAGGCGTTTGACCTCGCTGCAAGGATCATTCTGGCTCCGGCGCTTTTGCTGGGCAAACTGCTCGGAGGCGAACGTGGGCCTAGCGGGCAACAAGAAGGCGCACCGGAAACCGTTGACAACTTTTTCACAAAAGCGCGAGCCGAAGCGGAACGACGAACGCAGGAAGCGCGCGAAAAATACAAAACGCCAGAAGCCGCACCGACAGGCGTGGACATTGCCAGCAAAGGCGTGATGTCCGCAGCCGCGCCTGTCATCACGACAAGCATGGCGAAGGTGGGAGCGCTTGGCGGGGCAGTGTGGGGCGGCGACCAGGGCATCAACGTGCAGCGCGACCAGCTCGCAGTGCAGCAGCGCATTGCTGACAGCATCGACCGCTTTTTGCAGGCAGCGCAGCCGATGCAGAATCCGTACCTCGGCAGCGTGACACCTCAACTCGGAGTCATCTAACTTATGGCGACACAAGTCAAAATCGAAGAGTCGATGGGAATCGACCGCTGCGTGATGCAGACCATCACCCAGCAAAGCCTAGAAGGCGAAATCGAACTTAACCCGAACGCCAGAAGCTACAGGCAGGACCAAACCGACGGCGTTTACACGCTGGTGGAGGAGTTCCTTATTAGCCAGGGCGAACCGCAGTTTTCGTTCGACGGCAGCATTGGCACCGAACCGCTTGAAACGCATCCGTACTTCAACAGCGGCGCCGATGCGATCCCGGACAACCTCAAAGCGCTTTGGGCAACGTACAAAAAAAACCCCAACGACACGTTTTTGCGAGGTAAAGGCACGGGAGTAACGACGGAGAACCCGCTGAACCTTTGGCAGCCTGCAGCCGAAACGGATGCGCCGTTTGTTAAGTTCTACAGCTACATCAAAAAAGGCGTGGAGTCCTACTACGTGGGCCGCTGCATCGCTCGCGTGACAGTGCTTGAGGAGGGCGCTCCAGACATGTCAATGCTCGGCAGGATTGACGTTTGGGGCGGAGGGTGGCCGTCTGGATTTACACCTCCAGAAGGAGCAAACTTCATTCTTTCTGGCATTCGATCGCAACAGGAGGGCGACCGGTTTCGTACCACTTACGAATACACGTCCTCTGCAGCAAACTCGAGTTGGGACATCTTTCTCTACGCATGATCCAATATCAGCAACGAGGGACGCCGGTGTCGCCGTCGGCATTTAACCAGCTTGTCGACCTTGTCAAAAGCTCGCTGGTCACCGCGGTCACCGGTGGCACGTTTTTGCGCAGCGCTGGCGGCACGACAATCAATGTGGCATCAAGCGCGGGCGGCGCATCTGCCGAGGCGGCGGGCGCGGTGTGCCCTTATTTTGAAGTGACCGACGCCAGCGACGAGGCTGGGCTAAAAGTCCAAGTGGCTCAAAACCTCATTGCAGGCCGGTGGCCCGACGGCATGGGACTCGACTTCCCGCCGTTTATCCTCGAGATCAGCGGGAACTCCTACATCTACGCAAAAATCACTTACAACACGACGACGCTGGAAATCCTGCCGGAGTCCACGGCCATCACCATTTTGCAGAGCGGCAACATTGAACCGAATACAGCGGACTCCGTTTACATCCTGCTTGCGACCGTGGTCACCGACGGCGACCCGCTGGCCATCACCGAAATCAACAACGTGTGCACGCAGCCGGTGCCGAGTCCCTGCAACCTGGCGTGGACTGAATGAACTGTTACGAGTGGCGGAAGCGTATCACCGGCAGCGTATCGGTGGCTTTTAACTATCTGGAGACTGGACCCGGCTACACGCTTGCGGGATCCGGCACCATAACGCACGCCGCACTCTACACGGGATGGACCCACCGCGAGTTGCAATGCATCGGCACGCCGCTTGGAAATGAGCCGAACTGGATCCTGCGCGGCGACAACCTTTGCGAAGGGCGGGCACAAATATTCGGCATCCTCACGCCGGAGAACACCATTCCCGTGACCTACACACCGACGGTGGGGACTCCGAGCACTGAGCAATGGAGCATTTTTTGGCAAGTGCAGCCTGATGGGTACGACACCAGGACAAACCTGCTGCCGGTGTCGCCGTATCCCGATTGGGAAAATGACCCGTACAGCGTGTCCTACAGAGCCGCGATTGACGCGTCACCGCCCGGCACCATGCTAGTGGGGATCGCGCCTACGCCTCCAGACTCGGGGTTCCCTGCAGCAAACGCGGTGCCGATACGGTGGCTCAAAAACGGCGAAAACGGCACCAGCGACAACGGCTTTCTCACGGCATCCGTTAGCTGCATTTTTTCACTCGCATGATCCCGCGGTGGCTCGTTGACAAAAGGCTCTCAGTGTGCGCACAGTGTGAACAGGCGGCAACCTGCACGGCGCGGTTCCAAATCCTTAAGGAAGCGCCACAATGCCCGCTGGGACGGCTCGCAACGCGCGAGCAGGAGGTGGCAGCCAAGGCATGGCCCGAGGGCGCAGAACAGGCGTCCGGGTGCTGCGACTCGGCGCAGAATTACTTGTCCTGAGGCCTTAGGGTACATGGTCGCCGTCCAAACCAGCTCAACAATCCAGCGCGGGACCGACTGGGACTTTTCGTTCCAACTGCAGGAGGACGGGCTTTGCAGCGCTTACACCGACCTAACGGACTGGTTTGTGGGCGTGACGCTCAAAACCTCTGCGGGCGCATCGCTGACGACGCCGACCATCGTACGACCGGACGCTGAGACGGTGTCGCTCAGGCTGACTCAAACACAGACAGCGGCATTTTCGGCACAGTTTGGCGCACAGCTGACCGTCAACGTCCAGCGTCCTGACGGCTGGGACATCCGCCTTATCGAAGCACGCGTGACAATCTCCTGACCTATGAGCTGCAACTCTACATGCGGACCGCTGGTGGTGACATTGCTCACCGGAGCACCAGGCGCAACCGGCGCAACCGGACCGCAAGGACCGCAAGGACCGCCCGGATCGCTGACCAGCGTGACCGGTGATCTCTCACTCGCGACCGGCGAGTCCGGCACCGTGGCAACCGTCACCGGCATTCGCGGCAACCCCGTCTCGGGCACGTTGCCGACGGCAAACCAAATTTACCAGTTCAACGGCACCAGTTGGGTGGCCGTCGATTTCACGGCAGGCACTTACTAACGCACCACCATGGCATTCCCGATCATTCCCATCCGCAACGCGGTCACCACGTCGCCAGACGCGCCTCTCGCCGGGGCGTTGCAGCTGGCAGAGCTGGCCGTCAACACTCAGAGCGGCAAGCTCTACATGAAGAGCAACAGCGGCGTGGTCGAAATCGGTGGCACGGCAAACGCGCTCACGACCAACGACATCACGCGGCTCGCGATCGCCGACAAAATCCCGCAGCTGACGGGCGCCGGGCTGATTTCCAGCTACCAAATCAGCGCGCTGACCACCAGCCAGGTGGCGTTCCTGACGACGACCGCGGTCGCCGGACTGGTGCCGCAGCTGGGCGTGGACGGCAAAATCCCGAGCGCGCTGCTGCCAGCCTCGAGCGTTGGCGCGTTGACGTACAAAGGCGCGTGGACAGTCAACAGCTCGCCGGTCATCGCATCCGGTGGCGTCGTCGGCGCAGGCACTGCGGAAAAGGGGGACTATTACATCGCGTCCAACAGCGCGACACTCTCGCCCGCCATTGATGGGCAGACCGTGGTGCAGGCGGGCGACATGATCGCGTTCAACGGCACGACCTGGGACTTTATCGACGGGGCGAAATCTGAGGTGCGCAGCGTCAACTCGGTGTCGCCAACGGCAGCGGGTAACGTGGTGTTGACTCCGGCAGACATCGGCGCCGTTAGCACGGCACAGCTGACGCAACTGGCAACACCGTCCGGGGTGCCGCAACTGACCGCATCGGGAGTGCTGAGCACCAACCAGCTGCAGGTGGCGACCACTGCGCAGCTGGGCGTGCTGAGCGTGGATCCGGTCGCCAGTAATTCGCTTTTCGTCAGCAGCGGAGGCGCTGCAAAAATCATTCCCGGCACGTCCACGGTGGTGGGCGGCGTCAAATCCTCGGCATCCATCGAAATCGCGGTTGACGGAACAGCGACCGTCGCCAGCGCTGGCACCTACTAACTATGGCCTTTCCGATTATCCCGAAGCGCCGATCTGGCGCGACCGGCAACCCGGCTTCGCTCCAAGTCGGCGAACTGGCGGTCAACACCTTGACAGGAGAACTGTTTCTGGGCGGCGACAGCGCTGTGATGCTGCTCAACCCGCCGACCTCGGCAGGGACGACGGTCACCGAGCACACCGGCGACGGCACCACGGTGGCGTTCACCTTCACCGGCTACAACGGCACTGCAGACGGCGGCTACCTCGTCAGCGTAGGCGGCATTGACCAGCCTCCGAGCAAGTACGCGGTGACCAGCACCGCAGGGGGCACCATCACTTTTGTGGAAGCGCCGGTCGCGGGCGAACTTATCAGCATCCGCGCCATCGTGGCGGGCGGCGGGGGCGGCGGCGGTGGCATCACCGAACTCACCGGGGACGTGACCGCCTCGGGCACTGGATCCGTGGCGGCAACTCTCGCCAGCGTCACAACCGCCCAGGCTAACGTCGGCAGCGCGACTGTAATTCCCGTCCTATCGGTTGATGAAAAAGGGCGCGTGACCGAGTTGACCACGGTGCAGTTTGGCGGGCTGACGACGGAGCAGATTGCTGGGCTGGCGACCACCGCTCCGGCGGCGCTTGCGACCACGCCGGTGGTGGGCCTGAGCATGTTTGCAGCACGCGCAGATCACGCACACAAAACTGCAACCGTTTACGCTAGGACAAAAACGGTGGGCGTAGACGCAGCAACAATTCAAGGGTGCATTGACCTTATCACTGATGCAGCGGCACAAAACCAAGCGCAAGTTTTGGTGCCGCCAGGTGTTTACACGGAAAGTTTGACGCTAAAACCTTGTGTCTCTGTCGTGGCAAGCGGCCAGAACAATGGCCAGATCTCCACTGTTCGAGTCGTTGGAAACGCTACATTTACAGGCGGCGCAACTGCTGGAGACAACACGTTGCAGCTTATTGGTTTGACGCTTCAAACCGACCACGCAACCTTGCCCGCTTTAACGGTGACAGCAACAGGTGGAGTTTCAACACTGTTGCACATCCAAGACTGCATGGTGACGTTTTCCAACGCCGCCACAACGGCAAGAGGCGTTCAAATTGGCATCAATTGTTCAGCTCGTTTAATCAACACGCGCACGCAAGCCAATTCCACAGCCGGACAAGGTGGCACCCACATTGACGTCGATGGTGGCATTTTTTACGGCGAAAACTACACCGCTGAATATGGCACGCGCGCGGTTTTGTTGCGCGGCACCAACGGCGCATTGAAACCTTACGGGGAGCTAAAGTGGTCTAACGTTTCGGTAAATGGGTCCAATGCGGTTGAAATTACAAGCAACACCGCATTGCTCACGATGGGCTGGGTTAACGTTAACAACCTTTCGACGACCGGAAGCGGAATCAGTATTGCAGCGGGGTCTGTAGTTGGCGCTACACAATGCGTGTTTGCGGTGCAGGCTGGAGCGTCAAACTACGTGGTGACTGGCGCCGCTGGCTCATATTATTACTCGCTTGGCAACTCTTACAGCAATGCGACGGGAGCGCCTTACGAAACAAAGATTGGCGCGTCAGTAACTCAGTTTCAGTACGCCAGGAGCTACGACCCGGCGAGCGGCGACCTTGCTGGCACGTATCCGGCGCCAACGCTGGCGGCGATCACCACCGCACAAAGTAACGTGGGCAGTGGTACTGTCATCCCGCGTCTATCCATCGACGCCAAAGGCCGCGTGACTGCGCTCTCGACGGTCGCAATGGCTGCGCTGACGACGACGCAGATTGCCGGATTAGCGACGACCGCGC